TTATTTCGCAGACCATTGGTTTCCTGCCCTGGATGGTGATCCGGGAAAGGGGCGACAGTAAGACCCGGCTTTTTAATCACCAGATTGCGAAGCTTCTCCACCAGCGGCCAAACCCGGAGATGAACGCAATCGCCTTCCGGGAGACGATGGTGGCCTGGGCGCTCACATGGGGGAACGGGTATGCCGAGATTGAGCGCAACGGGGCTGGCCAGCCGGCGGCCCTCTGGCCCCTGGCGCCGGATCGGGTTGAGGTGAAGCGGGATCGGGCAACCCAGCAAATTTATTACGAGGTCCATAATTACATGGGGGGGACATCTGAGTTGGCCCCAGCCGACGTTTATCACCTGCACGGCTTGGGATTTGACGGCCTGGTGGGTTACTCGGTTATCTCCCTGGCGGCCCGGGCTATTGGATTGTCAATCGCCGCGGAAACCTACGGGGAAGACTTTTTTCAGAATGGGTTGGTAACGAACATGGCCCTGTCTCATCCGCAGCAGTTGAGCAAGCCAGCCCAGGAGCGGTTGAAGGAAAGCATTGAGTCGAAAAACGTGGGGCGGGGGAAGCGGTTTAAAACGCTGGTCCTGGAGGAGGGCATGAAGCCGATCCCCCTTTCCATCCCCCCGGAAGATGCCCAGATGCTGGAAACACGGTCTTTCCAGGTGGAGGATATCGCCAGGTGGTTCGGCCTCCCTCCCCACAAGCTGGCGCAGCTCACCAAAACCTCATACTCAAGTCAGGAAATGGCCAGTATCGAGGTAGTAAACGATGCGCTCATGCCCTGGGTAGCCCGGCTGGAGCAGGAAGCGAATTACAAGCTCTTCCGGGGTACAGAGCAGGGGCTTTATACCAAACTCAACCTAACATCCCTTCTCCGGGGCGACAACAAGAGCCGGGGCGAATATTACACGGCAATGCGGAATATCGGGGTCTACAGTACCAATGATATCCGCAAACTTGAGGACATGGACCCTGTAGGGATGGCAGGTGACGCCCTGATAGTTCAGGTAAATATGACAACCTTGGAACGCCTGGTGGAAGGGCCGGAACTGCCGCCATCCTCCTCGGCAGAACCTCCCCCGGCCCCGACACCAGATATTGAACAGGCCCGGGCTCGGGCTTCCTACCTGATGCTTTTTGAAGACGCCGAAAGGCGTATCTTGGGCCGGGAAATGGGCCAATTTAACCAGGTTCTCCACAAATTCCAGGATAATTCAGAAAATTTCACCGAATGGGCCGACAGGTTTTTTGCTCGGCACCGGGAGTACATGGAACAGACGCTTTTCCCCCTGGTGCAAAGCCTGGCCACGCTCATGGCGCCGGTTGCCAGGATTAACGGGAATCTGTCATCGGTATTGGGCTCCTATATCGAAACGCATATTGAAACCTCATTGGCCGTCTTTTCTGACCTGAGAAATTTCACCGACACCGAATTAAAAGACCGGACAAAACAGGCAGCGCAAAACCTCATCGAACAGGTTTTGACCTGTGTCGCCTTAACGGAGGCCCCCGATGAAATGGTACGACATTAAAGCCAAGGCGAAGGACGCCGAAATCTGGATTTATGAGGAAATCGGGGACTTCTGGGATGGTGGGGTTTCAGCCAAGGAGTTCGCCAAGGAACTGAAGGCCCTGGGTAAAGTTGAAACCATTAACTTGCACCTCAACTCCCCGGGCGGCGTCGTAACCGACGGCATAGCAATCTACAACCTGCTCAAACAGAATCAGGCCCGGATCAACGTCAATATTGAGGGGTGGGCGGCTTCCATTGCCTCTGTCGTCGCCATGGCTGGGGACGAAATCAGCATGGCCGAAAATGGGTTGATGATGATCCATGACCCCTGGGGCCTCGCTATTGGTAATTCGGCTGATATGCGGGCCGCTGCCGACGTGCTGGATAAGATGCGAGATTCCATCGTTATGGCCTATGTCAAGAAAGCAAAGCAGGAAGACCAGGAAGCATCAAGCGAGAAGTTCGCCGGCCTCATGGCGGCGGAAACCTGGATGACGGCACAAGAGGCCCTTGACCATGGCCTCATCGACAATATTACCGACACCGTGAAAATGGCGGCGAGTTTTGACCTGTCAAAATTCAAATATCGCAATTTGCCGGAAAATTTTAAACCCAGCCCTAAAGATCAAGAGGTAATCCGTAAATTTGAATCTATCAGCCTGAGAGTTGAAGGAAAATATAGAACTGCCAGCGGTTCTATATAAGCGCCTGCGCTTTTTGTTTCCTGGCTCTCAAATTAAAAGGAGTAAGGCCATGATTGATGAAGCAATCCAGCAACTTAAAGACAGAATCCTTGATTTTAATGATCAGGGGAAAATCATTGTCAATAAGGCAAACGCGGATAAAAGAGATTTAACCGAAGACGAGAGGGGCCAATTGCAGGGCATTAATGCCTCTATTTCCGCGGCCGAAGAAGAGATCGAACTTCGCCAAGAAGTTATTAACCGAGAGGTAAAACTCTCCCAGCCTGTGGGCCGTCAAACCGATCCGCAGCAACCGGAACCCCAGAACCGGATGAATGAAGATGATCCCCCCCGTCGGGCTCGCACTCGCATGCCGATTATGCCTGCGGCGGAAGACCGGGGCAAGTGGGGTTGGCGGTCTGGTGGGGAATTTGCCATAGGGGTAAAAAACGCCTGTAGCAAAACCCCTGTCCTGGACCCCCGGTTCATGAACGCCCCCACGACCGTTTCCACCGAAGGCGTCGGCGCCGATGGCGGTTTCCTGGTGCCCCCGGATTTCCGTACTTCCATTTGGCAGAAAGTGGCCGGGGAAGATTCCCTTTTTTCCCGCACTGATCAGCAGACCACCAGCAAAAACACGATGGTTTTCCCGGCGGACGAAACGACCCCCTGGGATACCACCGGCGGGATTCAGGCATATTTCGAATCCGAAATGGGTCAACTTACCCAAAGCAAGGTAGCCCTGGAAGAGAAAACCATCCGCCTGAACAAGCTCACCTGCTTGGTCCCGGTTACCGAGGAGCTTCTGGAAGATGCCTCCGGCCTGGATTCCTATTTGCGGAAAAAGGTGGGCGAGAAGTTTGACTTCAAGCTCTCCCTGAAAATCATCCAGGGCACCGGGGCCGGCGAACCCCTGGGCATCCTCAATGCCGCCTCTCTGGTAAGCGTGGCCAAAGAAACTGGCCAGGACGCCGACACCATCGTGGCCGACAACATCGAGAAGATGTACAGCCGGATGTACGCCCCCTGCCGGCGCAATGCGGTATGGCTGATCAACCAGGATATCGAACCGCAGCTCAATCGGATGAGCGTCGGTGTCGGTGTAGGCGGTGATTTGGTTTACATGCCTCCTGGCGGCCTCTCCGCTGCCCCATATGGCACCCTCCGCGGCCGGCCGGTTATCCCAACCCAAGCATGTGAAACGCTGGGCGACAAGGGCGACATTCTGTTTGTGGACCTCTCTCAGTACCTGACGGCGGTTAAGGGCGGCGGCGTCCGGGCCGATGTGTCAATGCACCTGTGGTTCGATTATGACGTGCTGGCATATCGCTTTATAATTCGCCTGGCAGGTCAACCCTGGTGGAAGAGCTACATCACCCCGCGGGATGGCACCAACTATCTGTCATGGGCGGTTTCGCTCGACGAACGCGCCTAGATGAACGGGCGTAACTGAAATAACGTAGAAAGGAGTTAATCATGTTACACCAAAATAATCAGGTTGCTCAAATTATCCCCATGGGGGTCGGTGGAGCTGTCAAAAACGGGATCAATATTTCCCTTAAAAATGTTTTGAGGGCGCTTATCTACTGCTTTATTGAGCAGGGCGCCGATGCTACCCAGACCACTTTTACCTTACAACAGTCCACTGCTAATGCTGGTTCTGCCACCGGGACCGGGGAAAAGGCGCTGACTGATAACGTCGAAATCTACTACAACGAAGACTGCGCTCTGAACAACGTGCTCACCAGGGGTACGGCGGCTAAATCTTATGAAACGGACGTCGAGCAGTCCCGGACTAAGTGCGTGGTTTTCGATGTTGTCCCGGCAGCCTGCATGGATGTGGCTGGGGGTTTTGATTGCATCGTTGTCAACACCACCGATCCGGGGGCAGCAAATATCGCCTTCGTTTTTGCCATTTTGGAGCCCAAATACTCGCCGATGACTACGGTGTTTACTGATTAAATCAAGGGGAAGGGGGGTCATAGATGAAGATTCGGTTTAAAGAAACCTATCGGGTCAAGGCCGAAAACGGCCCGGAATATCAGGCCGGCGAAGTTTATGACCTCCCCGAACTTTCTGCAAAACATTTTCTGCGGAAAGGGCGGGCTGTGATTGTTACTGGGCCAACCGTGACCACGCCGGAAGTTATGTCTCCGGAAGTCAAGGAGGCAATCAAGGAAACCGAGTCCCGGCCTCTTGGGGCACGGGGCGGTGACCCTGTAACTCGTGGAGCAAAGGCCCAAACCGCTTTCCGCAAAATGGCACCGATTAAAGGAGAATAACAATGCCAAACCAGAACTTTCAGGGCAGAGATGCCTTAGCCCAAGTTCAACTGGGTATCCGGGTTGACCGGCCCACGGCGACGCTTCCC